ACCAATCTTAGACTCTACATCGGTAACATTCATCAATGCTTCTAATATAACAGTCGTTTTTTCAGCCATTCCTTTCTACCTCCTTTTCCAATAAAAAATAGCGTTAACCAAAGTTAACGCCATTTCCTACATCCATTCAGAGTCCTTATCCAAATCGTCCTCTAAATAATAAATCTCTAACGCTTTCGACTGTTTCCTATCTCCCGTAGCTAGCGCGACCGCACTAAACTTACCAACAATAGGTTGCGCATTACTCCCAAGCGTTAAATTAAAGTCTGACGTTATTTTCAACTTCGGTATATATATGATTGCGGTATGAGTTTCACCCGTAACGTCATCTTTAATTCGACTTCTTCCTTCAAGACTTACATATCCATCAAAGATGTCTTCGCCAATTAAACTAACGTCCGCGCCATTATCATAACCATATTCATAATCAACAATAACATCTTTATAGACTAGAGGAGTTTGAATTTCTTTTTCACTTATCATTGATAAACCAGTTAATTTCTCTCCTGTTTCTTTATTATAAACGAAGATATATGAATTAATTGGTTTATGAGTTAACGTAATTATTCCTTCACTATTTGCTTCCAACTCATCTCTTTGACTTATACGTACAATTTGGTTATCGTCTATATTTAGAAGCTTTGCATTATGCATAAGTCCCAATTGAGTTTTCGAAAATACACCTTGCATAAAAACTAAATCTACTCCTTCAGTCCTATTCCAAATTACTAACTTTCTATTCTGATATCCACCTTGAGCCGAAGCTTCACGATGAATGTCTTTGAAGTTTGCAATTTGAATTTTATCAAATGCAGCTATTACTTCTCCTGGCTGTATTTGACGTCCATTTATCTCTATATTAGAAGTGGATTTTAGTTGTACAAAGTATAGCTCTTGCATTCCAAATTCTTTTTCCATAGATGTCTCCATTGTGGGCGCCTGGGCCCCCCAAATTTTAAATAAAAAGCGAGGAGACGTTGCCGCCTCCCCGCCATTAGTTGGTTTTATTAAATTACTCGTCAATAAGTTGAGATGTATTAGGTGTAACATTCATGCCACTAACATATTCATCATGAGTACCAGCGGCCTCGAAGTCATCAAGTACAGATGCAGCACCCTTGTTCTTACCATCTGTAGCAGCACCACCAGCACTTAATGAGTACTTAACTAACTTAACCATTGAGCCACTTTCTGATTTCAGGCAATCAATAGTCATTGAGAATGTAGCTGGGTCACCATCAGCTTCCATTGTAAGACTTACATCCTCAGCAGAAACCTTTCCCTTTGGAATAATAAACTGTAAGAATTCATCCTTACCAGAAGCAACGTTTCTAGCATATGTATCACCAGTAATGTAATAAGTGTTAGAATCAAACTCTGCTCCAATATCAATTGTTACACCTTTAAAAACAGAACCATTGTTAGCGCTTCTTTCAGTGGCATAATGAACACCATCTTTAATTTCCCCATTTGTACAATCAAGCAAATCAAAAGTGATAAAATCAATCTGTTGCTGTGTACCTGTTACTACGCCATTAGCCCAATCAACACTTGTTCTGCTTACTGGAACTGGTTCATATAATTCATTACCAGAAGCATCTTGATAACTATACACTGTTACTAAAGATTTAGCTATATATAACTCGTTTCCACTAATAGTAAAAGTTAAAAAATCTTTTGTCTCAACACCAAATTTATTAGCTTCTTTAATCTGTGTAGTGTCATAACGTAAAGTTTTTAAAACTTCTTGCTTGTTACCCTTAGCAGACATTTTTCCGCCGAACATGATACCAAGAGACTTGGCACTGAAAACAGCATCTTCCATTTCAATGGTTAACTCTTTATTAGTATCCCATGAAAGAAGTTTAACATTACCTTTACCACCTCTTGCGTCTACTTTTTCAGAACTCTGACTAAGTGTTGAAGTCTTAAGAGTATCAAGATAAAGTACAGGAGCGGAAGGAGCGCCCTTTGAGTCTAACTCATAGAACATAACGTCAGCAACTTCTTTAATAGCATATCTTTCAAGAACAATTGCCATATTAAATAGCCTCCTATTAATTTCAATCTATATTTTTAATCCAATATTTTGGTTTAACTTTTTTACTATCCGCGCCAGCAAGCAGGGCGCGAATATCAATATCATATTCTTCCCTTTGCTGTTCCATTGTAATTAACCAATGAACACACGCATAGCTTATCTCTCCAATATTAAGTGGAGTCAAACCAATTCCCATACAACAAATTGCAGCAAGAAGAGTTCCAAAATTTGGGCCACCACCTTTTTTTCTTTTCTTTTTAGCGATTAAGCGCTCACTACGTTTTACTTTTTCTTTATATCGCTTAATGCGCGGGTCTAAATTTGGGTCTTCTGGTTCCGGCGACTTAATTGTTTCTTCACCCATAACTGTTCTAATTGCATTTTGAAAATCAAAAAAATTTTCTTCAGTAAGCAATCTTGGATTCTCTAAATCCACATCTGGGTCTAGCTCATCTTCACTTTTTCCAATCAACAGCATCTCAATCTCTGGAACTATTGTTACAGGTTCATGAATAAACTTATTAAAAGCGTCATGAATTTTTACTTTCATATCATCGTCTTGATAATAATTCATTAACAAATATTGAAATGGTGTTGGAATTTTAGTGACGCCGGCGCCTTCAGCGTAGGCATCTTCTAAATCTTCTTGCGTCATAGTAAATAACGATTGATAAATCAAAAAATCTTTATTTCCGCAAACGTCATTCACAGTAGGCGGATAAATCTGACATATATCCTTAAAATCTATAGGATAGCCAAGAAAAATTCGTTCATCAATCATAACTTGTAATGACAAAAGTCATTAAATATGCAGTCATTTCCTCAGAAAGAAAGTCTAAATCAAAATCTCCGCCTTGCATTTTGCCTAAACCTTCAATCTTCTTACCTCTAAGTGAGTTTTGTATTTCACCCATTATAGCAAATGGACGTAAATTTGAGTTCTTAATAATCCACTGTGTCATAGGAACAAAAACTTCAATTTTTACTAATACATTTTTGAACTCTCCATTAGCAGCAAGACCAGTACCACGTTGCATTGTAATTGTTATAATTGAATGTGCTGTTTCTTTTGGACCAATACGAGGAATAATTTTAATGAGTTTTTCAAAAACTTCATCTTGAATTTGGTCTTGTGTTAAATCATCCCCAGCTAAAGGGTCTTTATCAGTATAGTAGAGGAGTTTAAGCAAATTTTGATTTGCAATTAATCTCTTTACTATATACTGAGTATTAACGCCAATATCTCCGCAGTTTCTTATACTCATGCTTCACCTCCTTTATTAATCCAGAAGAAATCATTATCAGAATCTTCAGCAGATTGAATAGGAGGTTCACTCAAATCTCTAATATACTGAGGGTCAACAGATACAAACTCAACTCCAGGAGTTGATTGTATATCATAACCAGTAACTACATAAGCTTCTTTTAACTCATCATTTCCAACCTCAAGATAATCATCTTTACGAATATTTACATTGCGCGGGGTGATAAAGAAACTTAATTTTAAGTTCTCTGTATACAGAGCTTTATTCCTACTTCTTGATTTTAATTCATCCTTTAACATATTATCTTCCTGTCCATAGAAATATGCCCAGGCATTACACTTTTTGCCTTCCCTATTTTTCCAAGTAAGATAATGAGTCATTCTTAAAACTATATAACGATTATATCCACTCGCTACATAGTCTTCTAACCAATATATCATCCATGGAACCCTTTCTCCATCTTTATCTGGTAACATTAAAATTGTTCCATTAGGCATATCTAAATGTACATCTGTTAAAAGATAATGTAAATCTTTGGTCTCATTTTGTTTATATGGAGGAAGTTCTGCCTCATGCATTTCTCCCCCATATTCAAAATCTATATAATAAACTGATTTTTTAAGTTGAAGTTTAAAATTTTCTTCGCGCTGGCGCTGCATACGTGATTGAAAATCAATCCCATATCTGTTTAATCTTTTTAAATATACCTCTTCATAATAACTCATTGCCTTTCCTCCCCTCTGGAGAGCAGAGACATACAATCAAAAATTGTTTTTCTAAAGTATTCATAATTCAAATATCTTAAAGAAGAAATCTTATGATATAAACTATAATAATCAATAGTTCTCTCATCTACATCAAAGCCTTCCAATTCAATTAAAATCGAATCAAGAAAACCTTGCCAATCGCGCCCTCTCTCATATTCACAAAGTAAACCATATAACTTACTCTTCAACTTATTATTATATGCTTCTAATACTTCAGGAATATAATCCATTCTATTCACCTGCCAATTTTCTATAATCAAATGGCTGTCTGTTTCTAGAACGATAATATACACGCTCAAGTTTAAGTGCCTTATACTCCTCTCTATCTAAAAGCTTTTGTAGCTTATCAATTAAGTTTGCTTGTGAAAAATCTCTTTCTACGTATAACGGTTTGACGTTTTCCCAAGTCAAAATCTCTCTATTAAGCCACTCACACTTCATTAAAGTTGCAAGTATTTGAATCTCCTCGTTGTTTAAATCATCAACAAAATCCCCAGATTCATTAAAATCTAAGCTAACACGAGGAAATTTAAAATTTGGTAAAGCACCTAAAAGAAGTTGGCGCCAGTCCGCCTCTACCTCTTCTTGTGTCCAGTTCAACCATTCATCTTCTAACATCTTCGACAAAAAAGCTTCATAAACTTTATAAACGGAAGTCATTTTACCTCTCCTGTGTAGCTTGGTCGTCCCTATTAAGTTTAACTGCGCGCATTATATCAACATCAACATATTTCTTAATAATTTCAGACTTATCAAAATCTAAAATCTCATGTTCAATAGCATATGCGGCCAGCTCATTAATCTGCTCAATTGGAAGCTTCTTAATCTCTTCCTTAAACTCATGCAGCGGCATTACTGTAAGATAACGCTTTCTTTGCTCGTCATTTAAAGTAATGATATTAGTTGGAACCTTCGCGCCCTCTGGTTCAAGACCAAGCGCAATCTTTGTTTCCATATCATCAATACCAAGAATTCCATTCTTAAACAGATTCTCAACTCCAGGACTATACATAGCTTCTTCTAATTGTTCAAACGGAATTACTGCAACTGCACCTTTTCTTTCCCAAACTCTTCTCAATCTTAAATCTGGTACAGTTAACACAACTCTCTGTGAAACTAAACTTACAACCTTTACCTTCTTATCCATTTGTATTACTCCTTTTAACTCCTAAATAATAAACAGGGAGGGGATGAACCCCTCCCCTATCTAACAAATTATACGTTTGGATACATTTCCTTATAAGTCTGAGGAATGTTCTCATTCTTATAGATTCCCCAATTATGGTAAGCAAGGATAGCAGTACCCAGCTTTCTATAAGTATGAATCTCCATTGACTGGTCAGCATTTACGAAGTCCCACATCTGTGTGCCGCCTTCGAATACAACCTTAACAACTCTTTCACCACCTGTAGGCAGTACATAAGCAAGTTGTGGGTCAATCCATGTCTCTACGTTGTTCTCATCAACGAATGACTGTGGAATCTGAACGATTGGAGTACCTCTGAAGAGGTTAATATATCCAGTATTGTGGATAGCATCGATATCCTGTGGATGATATACGCCACCATAGTTACCATTCTGTGGAACTGGAACGATAGCGTCAGCACCCATAGCTGCAACGAATTCAGGTGGAGCAAAGATAACAGCGCCATTACCATAGCTTCTAACTGTGGAGATGAGCTTCATCATTTCCTGTCCATCAAAATCGTTACCAACAGTAACGTTAGCTCTGTTGTTTGCAGGAACACCATTCTGACTTACAGCTGCGCGCAGTGCTCTCTGAACCTCTTGATATACAGCATCTGTCTGAGCCTCTGTCAGAAGATTAACGAGCTCAGCCATATTCTCTGCGCCATCAAGCATTCTCTCGAAATCAATTGAGCAAGCCCCGCCTACTGCATGAGCACTAACTTCGAAAGTACCGTTGTCAAGTCTGAAACTCTCATATACACCAGAGAGACCAACTTGAGTAAGGAACTTCTTAGCTCTAGCTCTACCAAGTCTTGTTCTGAACAGTGCCTTTTGGCCTTGTCCAACTTGCTGAACCTCAGCAAAGATTCCTACTGCATCGATAACCTTCTTAGGAACGATTTCGTCTGCACCTTCAATAATAATTTCATAAATATCATATCTGTTCTTCATGAACTGATTTACAGAACCAGCTAACTCTCTAAGTCCATCGCGAAGAGCCTCGTCTACGTTCTCAACAGAGAAGTTAGTTGGAGCCTGACCCTTAGCTGCATATACAGCTAATTCTTTCATTTCCTTAATAGTCATTCTTCACACCTCCCTATTATGCTTCAAGAACCTGGAACTTAAGAGCAAACTGTCCATCTGGCATAGTTGTCTTCTCTACTACAAGCAGTACAGGACCAGCACTTGGCTTTGTAGCTGAAACCTTGATAGCTCCGTTATCACTAATTCCACCATAAACTGGAGTAGTAGTAAGTGCAGCTGCCGCAGTAGCAGTAGCAAGAGCGTCTTCATCAGCAAACTCACCATCATCCATGCAGATAGTATTAGTTGTAAAGAGCTCACCTACAGAAAGGAAACCAAGTCTAGGAAGGAAAGTACCTCTCTCAAGCTTAAAGTCCTTCAGAGCGTTAGCTCTTTCATCATACATATGCTCTGTTGTATAGTTTAAAGCAATTGGCATCTTAGCGGCATTGGCAGCAGTAGGGAACTTAACAGTTCTGTTAACTCTATCTACAGCAAGCAGCATTCCGTTTTCAGCTGGAACAGAAGCGAAGTCAGTAGCGTCAAGAGCGCACTGAGCTTCAACTCTTCCATCTCTACGGAAAGAAACCTGATTAAGCTCTACTTGACCAAAACCGTCAATTACAAGTCTTTTATCAGCCATAATAAATCCTCCGTTTATTACTTCTTATATTTACTTAAAATACCCTCAATACCTGTAGGTTCTACATCGTCCTTAGGTACATAACTAGGGTTTTTCTCATTTGTGAAAAGCGTTGGCTTATTCTGAACTAAAGTATATGCAAGCTCCTTATCAAGCTCATCTCTAGTCATTTCATCAATCTTTGCTCTGAAAGAATCAATATCTTCAGAATCAAGCAGTTGTGCATAATGCTCAAGAACCGCTTCCTTTTCCTTCTTCAGCACGTCAGCCTTGAAAGTTTCTAAAGCTTCCTTCTCTGCAGTTAAAGATTCAATAGTTGATTGAGCAGCCTCATAATCACTCTTAACTCCATTCAGAGTTTCCTCAACATCAGCTTTTTCCTGTTGTAAAGTAGCAATTGTTCCATCCTGCTCTTCAATTTTCTGACTATAAGTTTCTTGAGCTGCCTCAAACTCACTCTTCTCAGCTGTAAGAGTTTCAATTTGTTCATTCATAGCTGAATAATTTTCGTCAACCTTTTCATAGGTATCTCCATTCAGCTGATGAAGCATCTCAAGAGCACGCTTTTCCTCATCATTTACATCGACAATGTAGCAAGCTTCCTTTCTATCAATAGCAAGGGAGTCTGTTGCATCATCCTTTGTATAGTATGCTCTTTCATAAGCCCTATTTTCAAAATTAAAAACAATAGCATATTCATCATAGACATCACATACAGAATAGTCCATGACGTAACCGTTTTCTTCGTTGAATCTAGGATTTAAAAGAGTCCAAATCATGTTATACTTCTGGTCATCAGAAAGTTTAAAATTCATTTGTTCTTTTCCTCCTACATCTAGTTTAGAATCTAGTTCGAATTGTTGCATTCTTTCAGCCAAAGTTTCTGCAATTAATGTATAGAAGCCGGCGCCTTCAAAGCAAGGTTCGAAATCTTCACCTAAAGCTTGAAGTCCTAAGAAGCATCCATCAGTAAAAACAAAATACTTCTTACCGTCAATAAATCTCCATTCTCCATCAATTGCATCTGCATAAAGCTCCATTGACTGCGCGCATTCAACTATATCTAAAGCCTCTTTCTGATAAATGGCGGTATAGAGTAATACGTCTGTACAAGCATATTCTCTTTCTATACCGTCCTTATCAAGATGTTTTTCCCAAGCGAAATGATTGTCTACAGGTACTACTCCATAGATGCGCCCTTGGTATCTCTGTGTTCCATGGTCAGTAAAATCTTCGGCCATAGAATCATAAATACCTTTAACCGGCGCATAAGGCAGTGAAGCAATTAACTTCTCTGCAAACTCATCTGTGATATAAGTACCATTTCGATTTCCGCCTTTATAGAAAATGCGGCACCTCGCAAGGGATAAAGTTTTATTATAGGCGGTTATATTACCATAAAGAGAAAGAGAAAAAGTAGCTAATTTCTTTTTATCCATTGGTGCTTGAACCTCCGCCATCTAATGATTTTTCGTTAGCAATTGTCTTTGCACTTTTTTGCTCTGCTGGCAATTCAGGACGTCCAGGACTATTACCAGACTCCGTATAAGCAGTGCTTAATGGAACTAGTTTTTCCTTTAATCCTAAAACGTCGTTTTCTAAATCTTTAATATTACCAAGCTCCTTCTGTGATATACCCATAGCTAATGCAGGTAAAATAAAGCTATAACCAGAATTAGCCATCTTTAAAGCATTGTCACAATACTTCTGCTCATTATAGAAGGTAATAGGAAGAATAGTATATTTGAAAGTGATATTAGAATTGCCAAATTTATTATTCAAAACAAATGTCATAAGTTTATCTAACTTCCGCGCGAAGGTCATCATTAATGCCATATCGTTATTAATAGAAGTTTCAAGTGATAAATTAGATTCTGTTCCAAATAATTGTGGACTGGAGCCAGCCTCAGAATAAATATTTAGAAGTGATTTTTCAATACTACTCGTCGCATTATCATTTGAAGTTTTAGAAACAATTGCATCTACATCAGCATAAGTAGTTAATACGGAAACATTAGGATTTCCCTTCATCATTCCTACTGTACCCTGATGCATTACTTCTGCTTCATCAGGCTCAAATAATAATCCTCCATCTTGAAGATGCGGTATTTTTTGAACAATTATCTTCCTTATTTCTTCTAAATCTCTTTCTTTATTAATATCTCTTGCTTGGTCATATTCAATAGCGGCAGGAATGATATTTAAAAACATAGGGCGACCATCAAGAAATGGTAAACAAATGCCAATTTCTGCCGGTATAAAAACCCATCTTTTTACTTTACCCGATTTATATCTCCTGTACCAATTAGCAACTTTACTTGGATACATTTGTAACGCGGCCTTACGGTCTTCTTTATCTACAATTGTATCAAAATAACTTACATCAAATTCAATTAAATCATTACCTTTTGCATCCTTAAAGCGCGTTTGACAATAGTAAGCTGGAAGATCAATAATAGACATCGAGTCATTATCCATAGCTTGAACTATACCATAATAGCACCCATCGCGCAGAGCGCGAATAGCCATTCTAGTAAACAAGTCTGGCAGACCTGCTTTGTCTACAAAATTCATTGCATTATAATACTTTTTTTCAATATACGATTCGGAGAGAGATTTACCAAAACTTGGATTAGGAATTAATAAACCAGTATATTTTAATAAAGTTGCATAATGCAATAAAATACGTTGATAAAATCCACCTTTATCAAAAAAGGCACGAGATAATTTAATTTGAGATGCCAACGAGCCAGATTCAATAATTTGTTCTATTTCTTCTGGTGTATATTGTTTATAAGAGTGTCTAGTATATATGGTAGAACTATATCTGCTACCATTGTAACTAGTTTCACTAGTTGCTATCATATTTTGGTAGGAGCTTTTAAAGGTAGTAAGAAACTCTTTATCGTTTCTATCCATTTATCCCTCCCGTAAAGAATACCAACTTTCGTTCACCCGCGCGCCGTCTGTGACTACGACTATATGATTCTTCTTCGAGCTCTTTAATTCTCCATAATCCATAAGAAAAACTTGAATATTTATCTTTTGGAAAACGAGAATTAATTCTCTCAAGAACAATGTCGAGGCTTGAACCGGTACGCTTTAAACGCAAGTTAGCCATTTCTTCAAATAATTTAGTTGTCATCTCATGAGGCATAAGCCTCATTACACGTTGCTCTGTGGTCATTTTTTGACCAATTTTAGTAGCAAGAAGCGCACTTTTCGCTTCCTGCTCTTTAATTAAGAAACGCACCATCCCACTCGTTAAACGAGAATAGCAGTTTCCGTGAATTTTAGAGTTAAGAGATTGATTAGCCTTGATTCCATAAAGTATTTTCGGCGCATCCTTAGGTTGAATCTGTTTATACACATCATCATTTTTAAACCCATAGGCTGGTAAGAAATTCCCCATTTCATCATAATGCGGCTTAATCATCTCATCAGCTAAACCTACACCCAAACCATTCGTATCAATCACGACTTCGCGCGGATTGAAACTAGCAATTATTTTTTTCAAATCAACTGCTTGTACAGAAAATGGTTTTGTTTGTGGGGTTCGACCTAGTACAATTAAATTGACTAAAGTCGAATAATATTTTTGTTTAGTTATGTTAACTCTAAAAATACAAACGGCCGTCTGGTCTGAAATTCGACCTACGTCCACTGATATTAAGTAGAATTGGTCGGAATCGGGTCTATTAATTGCGTGCGTTTCTGGATTCTTTATTTTTCTATATTTGCTTAATTTCTCATATGAGAACCAAGCATCTTCGCTAGAACCTTGCCACAAAGACAAATACTCTGTAGCAAATGATTCTGCATTGTAAGATGGACTCATTTTTAATTTATTAATATACTGCTTATCAATAAGCCCATGCATCGCAGGTAAACGCCAATCACACCCAAACATAAATGCATGGTCTGGGTCAATTATTGCGTTTTCAAAAGTATCTATTAATCGGTCATATGCAAAGGAAGTTTTACTTCCCGCAGATGTTGTTGCAATAATCTGTTGGTTTGGCTCGTAGTCATTAACTGTATTATTAGGTAAACGACGAGATACGTTTACAAGCGGAATTACTACAGAGTTAATCATCTCTTCATCACCATCTCGTATCTCATCAATCATTCCACCGTGCCGGCGCCCTCCACGTGCAGCATCTCCGGCAAGCACTACGTCAAACACAGAACCATTACGAAATTTAAGAGTTACATAATCCTTTCCGAAATTACCAGGATAGTCACTTAATTCCCAACCAATAATTTCTTTTTTAAGCAAAGGCCAATGGTCATAAATTTCATAAATCTTTTCTTTTGTAATTTGTGCAGCCTGTTGTTTAGTATTCGCAGTCATGAATACCTTTCGACCAGGAATGAATACGCATTGTAAGAAAAGAGCTAGAATAGTAATAAACGATTTTGAAAACGCACGTGGCGCCGTTATGAACACGTCTTTGAAACGCATGAGGGCGCGCAGTGTAAATCGCTGGTAGAAAAAGAGGCTAAATTCAGAATCAGCTGGGCGTATTATATCTAAATAGTAATCTGGATAGGCAGTAAATAAGTTAACCCATTTACATAGGTCCTCATAGTTCCTTTCCAAATACTCATTAGTAATAACCGCCCCTTTCTCAAGTTCTATGCCCTCGCGCTCTGCTCGTTCAACGAATTCATCGGCCATTAATTCTTGACGCTTACTTAATATAACCTTCTTTCGTTTTTCTTGCATTACTCACCTCCATTGAGGTCAGCTGTAAATTCTTCATCTTTAAAGAGTTGCTCAAACCCTTCATTTTCATAGTTGTCATAATCGTCAACTCCAGGGTCTACATCATAATACGATTCAAGCTCGGCCGCAGTCTTCAAAGCTTGTATACGTTGGGTAATTTCATCGCCAATACCAGATTCATTTGTATATAGGCGTTGGTTCCAAGATTGAATGTTCTTTATTGTCTCATCAACGACATCGCGCGTTTCTCCATCGTAGAATCTATTAACAAATCCTCGTTTTTCAAGCCAACGACACAACTCACCCATTGATTCAAAGTCGCTTGCATTTTTGACGTTCTTTGGAGTAAATTCTCCCGTCTTTACAAGCTTATCATAGGAGGCTAGAAGTTTATCGAAGTCGGCGCCCTCTCGAATTCTGCAGTCAATCTCATAAGAAATCTTACAAATCTTAAGAGCTTGGTCACCCTGTAGCGCGCCATTGATATTCTGAGTCAAAAGCAATCCATCATAAAGGTTTTCTAAATAATTTAAAGCCTCTTCATCATAGTTTGCACCCCATTTTTCCTCAAGTCTTCTTCTCTCTTCGTCAGCCAATCCTGGCACAACATCAGCTAGGGCGCCACGTTCTTCCAACTCCTTATATGCTTCTTCATAACTTGTCCAATCAACCCCCTCATACTCATCATTCATAAACTGAATAGAATAAGCTTGAAGTAGGCTGGCCGCCGTATTCGTCTTACGTAACTCTTCAAATCTCTTTATATCAAAAGGCA